TTCACAGAGGATCAGCTCGCTCTTGGTGTTGGATTGGCGATTTAGTAGAGGGGTATAGAATAATTATTGACTCAGGACAAACGGGCGCTTTTAATATAGGCAGAGATGATGACGAAAAAAGCATGTTATACATAGCTCAAAAAGCGTGTGATATTACAAGTACAGATTATTCTTTGATTAAAGAGATTAATCCTCCCGTAAAAAAAACAATGGTGAAAAGACTGTCAACTCAGAAATTAAGACAGTTGGGATGGTTACCTACTGTTAATCTTGATGAAGGAATGAATATATTATATAATTGGATAAAAAACTTTGCTTGGGAGGACCAAAATGATAGCATTATTAACACCCACGGGAATGCGACAAAAACAAATACAGCTTTGCGCCAGGTGGATGAAAGCACAGACATACAACGGGAGTGTTATATGGGTGATTGTTGATGATGGAGAAACCATTACTACTGATTTTATTGCTAATGATTTCAGAAAGGGATGGACTATTCAAAAAATATATCCCAAACCCGTATGGCAAAAAGGACAAAATACACAAGGTCGTAATCTGGCGGCTGGTATGAAAGAAATAAAGAAACTTGATCCCGAATTTATCTTTATCATTGAAGATGATGATTATTATTCGCCTCAATATCTCGATCAGATGATGCTCAGAAAGCAAAGCTATGATCTAATAGGAGAAAAAAATACCATTTATTATAATGTAATGAATAAAAGATGGTGTATAAATGGTAATGATAAATGGTCAAGTCTTTTTCAAACCGCATTTACACCTAATGTAATTCCTGTATTTGATAAGCTTTACAATGAAAAATTCATTGATTATGTGCTTTTCAGGAAAATAAAGAATATCAATTTGTTTAATGCCGGTAATTTAGGAGTGGGAATAAAAGGACAACCCGGTCGGGCCGGTATCGGAGCTGGACATGGATACATTCATAATATGCTGTTAGATGAAAATATGGTTAAATTAAGGGAATTGATAGGTGATGATTTCAGATATTACAGCGATCTCAGTAACTTATAATACGAAGGAGCTAATAGAAAGGGCTTATAATTCTATTCGCCTATCTCATCCATTGATGAAGGTTATTATTATTGATGGTTCTGATAGGTTTAATCCCTGCTATAATTATCTTGAATCAATAAGGAATGCATATACTGAAATTATTCACACTGATAAGAATATAGGACACGGCAGGGGCATGGACTTAGGCATACATAAAATCAGCACCAAATATGCCCTGATATTCGATTCCGACATTATCATGTTAAAATCTCCAGTTGAAGAGATGCTTTTAATGATGCAGGATGACACTTATGGTATAGGATGGGTATATGAAATAGGGGTGGATGGGTTTGATTTTGGAACTCCGGGGCGAAATCACAAAATAGCCATACCTTATTTGCATCCTTATTTTCAACTTATAAATATTGACAATTATGAGAAGTTTGCACCCTACTGTCATCACGGAGCCCCATGTTATAAGACAATGATTGACATTTATAACAAAGGACTTTCAAATAGGATATTAAAATTCTTTCCGGGACTAACGGGTCATACTTCAGGTTATGGGATAAACTGGGTTGGTAGGCCTTCAGAATACATTCAACATGATTTTGGAGGGACGCGCAACGCGAATAAAAAATCAGGGCTAGAAGAAATACAGGGAGCATGGGAAAAATAGCGGTACTTGGATTGGGGCCTTCTCTGGGATTATTTAATCCTAATGATTTTGATTTGACAATAGGGGTTAACGATATATGGTCTAAATATCATTCTGATTATATTGTTTGTGTAGATGCATACCAAAGATTTACGCCCGAAAGGTTAAAAATCATCAATGAAAGCAAACCTATTAAATTTTATTCGCAATTTCCGACCAAAGAAAATCCAAAAGCAACCTATTGGAGCGACAGGGATGATTATGAACATATAGAATTACTTCCATATTATCCTGATTATATTTGTCAACTCGATACTCCAAAATTACCCAAGTCTTTATGTTCGCCCTTTATTGCTACCGTGATAGCCTATAAGTTGCTTGATGCTACTGAGATTCATTTGTTCGGTGTTGATATGGATAATCACCCTAATTTGAAAGGCAAGACGCTGGATAAGATAAAATTACATTTTACATTATTGAAACAGGCCCTTCGCGGCAAAGGTGTAAAGTTGATTATTCATGGGTCAGGGATATTAAAAAACATATGACATAATTAAGTCAGTTGCAGATATTACGGTAAATATAACTTTGTTATGACTTATATCATAATAAATGCAAAACACCGCAACCCTATTAATTTATCAGGATATAGGGCCCGATTCAGATGATATGTTTTTCGGGCCTTCGGATGTTTTTTCAGCTAAAAAATGTGTTGATTTTCTTTCTGAAAATGCCGAAGCAACAGATATTATAGTTCGCATCAATTCAAGAGGTGGAGATGTTCAGGAAGGATGGACTATTTACGATCTTCTCAGTAATTCAGGTAAAAATATAAAAACAATAGGAGAGGGTAAGGTTTATTCTATTGCCACCGTTGTGTTTATGGCTGGCACTGAAAGAGAGATGCTGCCTAATGCAGATGGATTAATTCATATGCCGTTTATCCCTCCTTATACATTGGCTGATGCCTATACTTCTGACGAGCTTGCAAAATTATCGGAAGATCTTAAGCAAGAGGAGGAAAAGATACTTGCTTTTTATGCTGATAAAACAGGATATGATAAAGAAAAATTACGTGCATATATGGAAGCGGAAACAAAACTTTCCGCTGAAGACATGATGACGTTAGGATTTGCAACAAAAATTGCTGAGCCGATAAAGGCCGTAGCATATTATAAATTTAAAAATAATAATCGCATGGATGAAAAATCATTCTGGGATAAATTCGAAGGGGTTTTAGCAAAATTTAATCTCTCACGTCTTTCTCCTAAAAGTATGGAATTAACAGATACTTCCGGCAATAAATTGACTGTCGAAAAGGAGTCTGGCGATCCGGCTGTCGGTGATAAAGCTTCGCCTGATGGCACATTCACACTCGAAAACGGCAAGACAATAACCGTATCAGGTGGTTCGATAACAGAAGTTAAAGAACCAGTCGTAGCAAAAGATGAAAAACTCACTGCCGCAAATGCTGAAATTGATGCACTAAAAAAGAAATGTGCTGATCTTGAGGCAGAGAATGCAACCGCAAAAGCATCTATGGCAGAGGTAGAAACAGCAAAGACATCCTTTGTTGCAAAAGAAGCAGAAGCAATGGCACTTGTTGCCGAACTTCAGACATTGAAAAATGAATGGAAGCCCGAAAACAGAAGCACGGGGGGTATAACTATTAAGGTTGGTGATATTGATCTTTCTAAGGTATCAGAAATGATAAAAACAAAAAACAGTAAATAAAAATGGCAGCAGTACTTACAGCCTCCGCTCTAACATTCAGTGCCGACCAGGTTCGAACTCTGAATGAATTGGTAATCCAGGCAACCCTCAAGGCTCCTGAATTATCTGCACTTCATACTTTTGTTACTGGTATAAAATATGATCGCGAAATAGGCATCATACCCGGGACAATGGGACTTCTTATTAAAGCTGCTCAGGGATGCGGAACAAAAACCGCAACTAATTCAGCCGTGACCATAGCCAAGAAGACATGGGCGCCTAAACGTGGCGAGCTTGTAATCAAACAGTGTTATACCGACCTTGAAGCATCATTCCTTCGTTTTGCTCTTCAGACAGGAAATAACGTATCCGATCTGACATCCTCACCCGATGCGCAGACAGCTTACTTTGCATTTCTTTTGGATTATCTTAGCAGGGATGTTCCTAAGAACTTACTGATGAAGGCATGGTTTGATAATACCGATGCTGCAAATGTCAATGACAGCCCCGCAGGTGCAATTACCACAGGTGTTGATACTGACTATTTTAATCTTATTGATGGTTTCTTTGTTCAACTTGCCACAATATACGGAAGTGATGCAACACGTCTTTCCAATATAGCAGCAAATGAACAGGCAACAAAGGCT